AGTCGCACCAACTTTCATACCTTTAATTCCTTTAGCAAGACCTAAACCTTTTCTTCCCTTGTTTAAAAGTCTTAACTTACCTAAAACATTTGCTAAACCAGCCACACCAGCAGCACTAGTTGTTGGCTCTGGAAAAAGAATACCTGCGATTGATACAGCCGTCAAAGCAATATCAGCGATTGTAAGTGCTTTATTTAAATTATCTGCAAAATCACTAGTATCAAATTTTTCTCCTCTTCCACGATTACCTCTTGCACCAATCCCTCTTTTATTTTTCCCAGATTGTGCTGAAAAATTATCATCAGCACCCATCGCACCTTTCTGTGTAGGATTGACTGGAGGTGCAGGTCTTGTTTCCTCACCACCTGCTTGTCTTGATGCTGCTATAACACATAGATATCTACCATTTGAATCAGCAACATTTGATGGAGGACCAGGATAGAATGCTCTGTAGTTATGGTTCGCTGGATCATTATCTATATCACCAAATTTTTTAACATCTTTAAACCACAATGCTTGCTCTAATGTTAGTTGCCCATATGAGTTGATACTTGATCCATCCCAATCAGAAAGTTTACCTGTGATAGTTCCTAGATTAACCATCTTACGATCAGATTGACGAATATATCCAAGTGTTGTAAAGTTTCCCCATGCGTACCACATAGATGAAAAGGGTCCTAAGATATATGAATTATCGCCTGGTGGTGTTAATGTCTTTATTGTACCATCATCTTCAAATAATCCACTAGTATCTCGTGCCTCAGTTGCATTTGCTGGATTTTCACCTACAGTAAAATCAGCAACTGGAAGTTTAGGTAATTGATTACCTGATATGTCTGTAGTAAATGTTCTATCTGTCCAACCAACAGGACCTACACCACTTGGTGTAATACTAAAGACTCCAAGTGTACTGTTTGTTGGTGCAGATTCAACAACGTTCTTTTTATTTAAGTGATGTAATGCCCTTTTAAATTTATTTCTTTTCATCACGACACCTATAATACCTTATTTATTATAACACTAGCATCGGGATATTCAACTGTCCCAGATGGCCAAGCAACCACTGATACTCTGGAGGTCTGAGCGTTTGATCCAACCACTTCGATACCATGCCACACATCTGGATTCACCCAAACAAATCTATTTGGTGCAGGTTCTAATGAGTCAATATCACAATCTTTAAATTTTAAATTACCACCCCAAGAAGAATCCCACTCTGGATGTGCGTAGTAAATATATCCACCTTGTTCAATGTGATATCCTCCATTGACTGTATCGGATGACTCACAGTTTTGACCTATGGGTCTCGATATCATTGAAGAAAATAAACGCACTTCTTTACTCCACGGATCCTGCCAAAGAGAAAGCGACTTCATCTTCTCCTCTATCCATACATTTATTAATTCGTGTAATGAATCTCTTTCATCTTTGTAAGTAGAGGGATCAAGATAACCTGATATATTTGATTGTATACTAGACCACTGAACATCAGACAAAAAATTGTCTATGGCTATAGCAGCAACACTCATTTAAGTTTTTTAAATATTTATCACTGCCAGTATTCGTCTAAAACATCAAAGCATCTATTAAGATATTCATTCGCTCCTTTGCATTCCCATTCACCTTTTTCTCCAATCTCACATTTGTAGTGTAGTTCTCTCTTTAGCTGCATCAACTTATTAGTCATAGCAACTTTGTCCAGTCTACCATTCATGTATCTTATGTATAGTTCTGAAATATTTATTTAAACTGCGTAGATATAGTTAATTATAGATGTGTTTATCAATACAATGTAAACACTTATTAATCCAATAAAAGTTAGGTGGTTCATTTAAGCTCCTGATGGTAAGTATGCGGGTATTGCGTGTCCTCCTCCAAAGTCATCGTCATCGTCATCATCAATTTGTCCTAAAAATAAGTTTAGAATTACTACAGTAAATAGTGGAGTGAAAATCCAGAGTATAGTTCTGAAAACTACCTCTGGATCGTATTGAAGTGACTCTTCTATCATTAAACAAAACCAGGAATAATTTGTCCTGTTGTTAAATATGCTCCTAGTCCTGCGATGATTCCAAGCATTGCTAATCTACCGTTAAGTGTCTCAGCAACTTTCTTTTGTGGCTCGATTGGTTTTGGTGTCGTCATTAGAAAATACCTGGAATGATTTGTCCTGTTGTTGCGTAAGCACCTATTGCTGCTACGAAACCAAGCATTGCTGCCCAACCGTTGAATCTTTCTGCTTCTGGAGTCATTGTTTTTTACCTTAGTGAATGTGAATAAATTTGGGGGGTTAGAATCCTAAGATTCCACCGAAGAAAAAGTTACCTGTAGTTGCATAGGAAATAAAACCTGCAACCAATCCGACCATCGCCCATCTTCCGTTGATCTTTTCTGCATTCTTTGCATAGGACTCATACGAAATACTTTCGTCAATATAAGGTTTTACCTCAGTTGGGAATGCATTTTGGCGTCCGCCTGATTCTGTTGTAACAGTCATAAACTTTTTTGTTGTATGTTAATATATAGTGTAACAAAACTTTACACATTTGTCAAGTATCTATACAAACACAGAGAAAAGACTCCCTTATGAGTAACATAAGGAAGTCTTATATAAATTATGTGTCAGAACTGTGACACTTAGAATGTGTACTTCAAACCTAATTTTCCACCGTAATCTACATCATCAACGTTAGTTGCTGCAGATAGTTCACCATATACTCCTACTGTATCAGTAAGTGTCTTACCGCCACCAATGTAACCGATTAGTTCAGTATCACCAAACTCATCAGCAGTTTCTGTGTGAGTCATTGTAGGACCACCAGATACATACCAACTAATTCCGTTAGGTGTTGTGCCTTCGTATCCTAGTTGGAATTCCCATGTGCCCGATGAGTATGCACCGTCAGGATATGAACCACTTGCTTCTACGTTGACATAAGGACCTGCAAAAGCAGCACTAGAGAATAGAAGGGGTGTTGCTGCAAGAGCAGCGATTGTTGATTTGATCATTTGTATTTCTTTGTCTCGCAGATACTAAAAAACCTGCGGATGACATCTTCCCCGACATGGGAAAATGGGTCTACGCAGGGGCACGATCTTTCGATCCCGTTGTAATGGTATTTAGTATACATTTATACAGTATTCTTGTCAACTCCTCTAAGAATTGAGAATCCTTTGACTTTTTTGAATTCAATTATAGCGTTGAATTTCTCTACTAAATCCTGTTTATGACTGATAACAAAGACATTAGCATCCTTTATAACATAACGAATAATCTTTAGAAACTCATCTGTTCCTAGACCATCAAGTGAGGAATCGAACACTTCATCCATGATTAGAAGATTAGTCACAACGCTGTTCTTCATCTTTGCTATCTCTCTCCATGTGAATAAAAGAGCAAGGTCAATCCTCATCTTCTCTCCTTCAGAGAATGATGGGTATGAAAACTTATCATGTATAGGTGACTCTATCTTCTCGTTGAACTCTTCATCAAGTGTAAAGTTGATGTAGAAGTCCATCATCTGTAAGTACTTGTTGACCTGTTGATTGATGAGAGGAATGTATTTCTTGATGATAGAACTCTTGACACCATCGTCCTTGAGCAATATATTTGCTTCTTGATAGTATTCGTAGTTCTCTTTTAGGTCTCCATAATCAGCAAGGACTTGTTTCAATGATGCCTTGTATGTGCTTAGTTTCTCATGTTCAGAATTTCTGTTTTCAAGTCTAGTGGTAATAGTTTGAATTTCTTGTTCGAGTTTATTAGATTGTTTTCTTGATCCAGTAATGCGAACATTAGTTTGAGAAATTTCATTTGATAGATCGGAGATCTCTTTTTGTATAGAAATAAACTGCTTCTCTCTAGATTCTGCCTCTGAGATAGCATCTTCGATTTCTTGGAGGTTGTCCGTGAAACCAGAAATAGTTTTTTCTAGTTGGTCAATCTTATTTACACGAAAGTCTTCATGTATAGTTTGTGTACATGTAGGGCATGATACATTGTTCCTGAAGAAGTCTCTTTCCTTCGTAGAATTTGTGTGTTTAGACTGTAACTTTCCTTTGTATGTCCCTAGTTTTCTCAGAGTTTTACCTGCATCTGTATAATCTCTGATTCTTTCTTCTTTCATCTTGAGATCATATAGGAGATTATCTACAAGATTTTGATACTCTTCCATTTCATCTTCAATATTCTGTATCTCTTGTCTCTTCTTGCCTATTTCTTCCTGCCCACTCTCTTCTATAGACTTGATAAAGTTTTGCTGCATGACAATCTTATCTGCAACACTTTCTTTTTTTAGATCTAACGTCTGTAATTTAGTTCTAACACCCTTGACTTTCTCTTTTAGAATGTCAGACATGGTAGAGAAGACTCTGATATCTAAAAGATCTTCTATAACTTCCCTTCGATGCGGAGCACTAAGTTGCATAAAGGGAACAAAAGAAGCAGACCCAAGTATAACAATTTGAGTGAACGATTTGTAGTTGAGTTTGAGTATTTGCTCTTCCAAAGACTTCTGTTGATCTTGTGCATTAGCATCTTCATTGAGTTTGTTTCCATTTCTTTCTATTACAAATCTATTTGGTTTGATTCCTCTAACTATTTTATACTGTGTGCTATGTACAGAAAAATCTAGTTCTACAAGACAGTCTTTATCATTAGAGGAGTTTACAATTTGACTCTTGGTTATCTTACGAAAGGGTTTATTGAACAGTGCAAAACATAAAGCATCAAGTATGGTAGATTTTCCTGCACCATTTTTACCTATGATGACTGATGTACCATGCTCATTCAGTGAAATTGTAGTGAATTGATTTCCTGATGATAAAAAATTTTTATATTTTATCTCTTTGAATTCAATCATTATGTTCTACTGGAATCACAATATCATCTGGTGATATTATAGTATACTTTACCTTTGCTCGCTCACATGATGTGATAGCGATTGTGTCTTGTATCTCTACAACTTCCATTTCAGAATTACCTTTTGCCTCAAGTTGAAGTCCATATCTCTCACAGTCATCATGTTCTTGAAAAAGAAAGACTACTTTCTCTCCTGCACTATCTTTGACTGCATATGCACCTTCATCTTTGTAACCTTTAGGAGCAAGAATCCACATTAGATAGTCACCTCACACGCTTCTTTATACATGTTTTTGAGGATAGATTTGATTCTGTTTTTATCAAGATCTGTCTCTAGGTCATCTACAAATTTATCTAACAGTGTCACGGTGTCTTCAGTCTGTTCTACTATTGTATCATCTAATTGAGATCCGTCAATCTTTTCTACAATCTTGAGATCATAAGGACCTACATTAGACAATGCATCGATAAATCTTTCATACTCTTTCTTGTTTGACTTTTGAAATACAACAACCTTTACAATTACATCTTTATAATCTTGAAACCTAAACAACTGTCTAGGAGTATCATTATATTTGATGACTTTGTACATTCTATAAGGATTGTTGACTGATTCTAATTCCAATGTGTCGGTATCAAATATGTGAAATCCACGATTATCGTTACAATCATTCCAATACAACTCGTATGGATTGCCTAGATAGGATATAGTACCATCTGTGGAGCGAGTATGGTAATGACCAGAAAAGGTTTTAGTAAATTTTTTGAAAGGGAGAGCATCATGTCCATCTTCCATTGTATATCCATGATGTGCAGAGAATCCATTGAGTTCGAGGTGACCCATACAGACTTTGGCAGAAGATCTTTTTATAGTGGCGTAAGTCCTTTCACTATCGTCTGAGGTTATCCAAGGAACAAATAATACTTTGAGTTTGTCAAACGTCCTTTCTTCTGGATTGACGATGACATCTATATTGTCATACTCCCTGAGTAATAGATCTATAGTATTGATATCATTTGTATTTTTATAAAATGCAGTATGATTGCCAACGATAGATGTGAGTTTACATCCCATATCTCTCAAATGATCAAAGTAATTTCTTTGTGCCCAGTCTAAAGAATATAAATCAATACCCTTTCTAGAATCAAAAGTATCACCCATATCAATTACAGTGGTAATACCACGTTCCTTCAGTGTGGGAAAGAAAATATTATCATAGAACTTTTTGAAGTAACTATGAAAATGCTTTGATCCTTTTTTGAAACCAAAGTGTTGATCAGTGATGATAGCAATCTTCATCTGTTAGTATTCCTAGATTGTATAGCATCTTTGATTGAATTATAATCTGATGATTTACCATCCTGATCAGCAGTCATGACTTCCTCAAAACCAGATCTTTCAATAATTTTTTGTTTTATTTCTAATTGCTTTTTCTCTTTTTGTATTCTACGTAGGAAAGCATAGTGTATAATCTGTGTAAAATATGCAAAAGGATTCTTAGATTTGTCAGGATTAAAGTTATTAATATACTGCACACAGTTTTCTATACCATCACATACCATGTCATCTTTGAACATATAGTTTACAAAGTTTGGTTTGTATGATAGGTGTGTAGCAATTTTTAAAAAGCATTCACCAAGATAGTTTGTAATTCTTGGTTTTGGTTTGCCTAACTTCTCTGCCTCTAAGATTTCAAGTTTATATGCAACAATAGCAGCGAGGAACTCCTTGTTATTGACATAGTGCTCTGATCTTTTTCTAACCATATTATCTGTCGATTATGTTAATATTATAGCATAACTTGACAACCTTGTCTATTCTGTGTACAATAACTCTGTAAGGGTTCAAGAGATGGCTATATTAACTATTCTTAGATCTATAGAGTTTCTCTAGAATATCTCTCGCTTTAGATACACTATTGACATATCCCATATCTTTAGTTAGATCAGGATTAGTTGCCTTAAATCCATGTTTTACTAAGTCTTTATACGTATCTATTAGTTCTGTGCTGTTGATTTCTGATACCGTAATTATTTTTTCTAAAGAAATTACAAAAGTATCATCATCAGTCAACTTCATCCATGGTTCAAACTTATACCCCATGGGTATATTCGTTCCAGAGGAACGAATTTCTTGACATACCACAGGATTTGATACAACAAGATTATCTGTTGTTCCTAGTTCTACCATGACTAATGCTAATATTTCTTCGCCACTTGTTAGTTTTAATGAAGCATAAAACTCATCATAAGGTTCATCCGATTTTGATTTGGAGAATTTCATAGTTGAATTTTTCTTCGTTGTAGTATTTGATCCTTTCGATCAAGTGGTTTAGTGTGTAATTGTTTCTCGATCCCTTCTTCGTGTCATCTGCTATGTCAAATAATGTTGCACTGACTTTATTGTTCCCTTTTCTAAGAACTCTACCAATAGATTGAAGTGTTCTAATTCTAGACTTGCTAGGAGAAGCAAAGATAATGTTGTGCAAATTTTTGATGTTGATGCCTGTTGAGAATGTTCCGAATGATGCTACAATTATAGCATCTTTTTCAGTCTCAGTGATCCTTCTGACCTCTTCTCGTTCTTGAGCATCCACACCACCATGAACAAAGAATACCTTTCGGTTACCAATATTTATCAGATCGAAAAGAACCTGACCATGGGTGGCAACCCTACTATAAAGTATCAAAGTATTACCTTTCAAGTCATGAGCAAGGTTTTTGATGAAGTTGTTTCTCTTCTCATGGTTGATAATATACTGAACTTCATCCTCATAAGTATCAAACTTCTGAGGGTCATGTTTCATGATC